GCTTCTAATTCAATATTGCCTGTGAAACTACCCGTTGTAGCTTCTAAACTACCAATTACTAAACCTGCTTTTGTATAGCCAGTTCCGCTTTTATTTACCGTAGTCGTGGGCTCTGTTTGTAAATCTTTGAACAAATGAAACTTCGCATCACTTGCATCTCTAAATAAACCAGCGTAAAGATCTAACGATCCTGAGGTATCATACACACCATAGAAACCTAAATCTACTGCGTCACTAGAAGTGTTGTCTGAACCTACAATAATCAAGGGGTCTTTTACAGACAAGGTATCTGTGTCAACTGTAGTTGTTGTACCCTGAACAACTAAATTACCTGTGACAGTTAAATTACCACCTAACTGTGAATTACCTGATACTTGAAAATCTGTTGTTGGAGTTACACCAATACCAATCTTTGATGTAGAAATAAATAAAGGGGTGTCGTTACCAAGACCATCTGTAATTCTTTTTGGTGTTGCTGTTAAATTATCGTTGTCTGTTACTTTTAGTAAGGCATCAAAAGTTTGACTTATAAAAGTTCCCGTTAGAGTAGTACCCATATTTATATTTTTTTAGTAACGTTTTGTTTTGGCAGAACCTTTTCAATAAACGTTTTAAGTTTAACGATATTTTTTTCTTTAGGTTTATACGTCATTTTTTTCATAGTACCCAACTGTTAAAATTTTCATTTTTATCAGGATACATACCATCATCGTTAGCTTCATTATATTCTGGAAATAAAGTGCTGTTACGATCAATATAATCTAAAAATCTTCTTGTATAAAATTCAGCTTTATCTCTTGAGCTGTCAACAAGTGATTTTATTTCTTGCATCGAAGGAGTCTCTGCTGACTCGCTTCGATGTCTAAAAACACCACCGTTTGATACTTGATATGATGCAAACATATAATAATCACTTTGTGCAAACCATATTAACATAGGTGTTAAATATGTATTTAGTAAAGTTTTATAATTTGAGTTGGCATTATCGTTTATTGTACCGCCAGTAATCAAACCTTCTATCTTATTATATAATTTAGTTCCTAAATAATTTTGTATATGTATGTCTTGAGCTACCTCTATAAATTGTATAAACTTATCGGCATCGACTGCTCCACCGATAATAGATTTACGTCTTAGATCATTTGTCGTTACGAACAGTGCCTTCATCTTCTTTGTTTTTAAATATGTTTTTAATTCTATCTATAGCTGATAATTTCTCACCAGTTTCTTCTTCTCTTTTAATCTTAGTTTGAATATTGTCTAATTCTGTAAACTCTATTGGTTGTAGTGTTACAAAGTATAGACTAAGATCTATTTTGTTAAATTCTAACACGGTTTTAAACGCTTCTAACAGCGTTTGTTGGAATGGTCGGATAACTATGTTATCCATAAGGATTGAAGCCGTTCTAAGCTCTTCTGCGTTATTACCAAAACCTGTATTATCTTTTATCCCAAGTAATATTGGAGAAACAATTCTGTGACCTAACATTATTTTTTCCCTTGCTTCATCTGCTAAAAACTGATACTGTGCGTGTGCGTCAGGTAAATGTATAGGCTCTATGTCAGCTTTACGATCAGGGTCATCGTTAAATGCAAGAATGAACTTGCCAGAATTTGAGGTTCCTCCAAACTTATCTTGGATTTTTCTTTCTATTAATTGTTGTGCTTCTTCATCAGGAACACCATTATTGAAATTAATAAGTAGATTTGGTTGTAATCCATTTTTTATGTTGTTTATGTGGTAATTTGATACCTCTTCTTCTAAAGAACAATACTGTAAACATCCGTGATAATCTACTGGTGCATAATAATAAAATCCTGGTCTGTATGGTTTTATAACAAATATTTCTCTGAGTTCTCTTTTAGAACCAAAACCAAAACAAGGTATTCGTTGTGGTTTATCAGTGGGTTTTATTTCAGACCATTTTGGATGATAATAATATGCTTTTATTTTGCCTTCTCTAGTTTTCTCTGCCCTGAGAGTTTCCATAGGAAAATGTACTAGGTTCATTATCTGAGTCTTTGACCTATTGTAAATAACCTGTATTGATGCTTGACCTAACAACTTAAAATCGTTTACAATTTTCCTAACCTGATCTGGTTTGAGTAGTTGTTTCATTTGTGCGTACATCTCAGGTTTTTCGTCACTATCTGTAGCATCAATACCTTTTCCGTATATCATATCTACAATACCGTTTACACAACAAGAGTTTGTTGGGCTGCTTAAATACAACTGTATTAGGTTGTCAAAGTAATCATTATTCTCACCATAACTAATCCAGTCATTTTTGTAGTCTTCCTTGACTTCTGGTATTGTATAACCTTGAAGATTTACTACTCTTATATTATTATTGTATGTTTTTTTTGTTGCCATATTATATTGTTATATATTTTTGACCGTCAGCTTCAGCACTATGCTCAGAATATTCACCTGTATTTAAAGTGTGTGGTATTGTTCTATTTGTTTGTGCGGTGCAATATGCCTTGGTCCTAAATAAAAGATTGTTAGATCTTGTCAATTCTAACAAATACATTTTGCCTTCTGATAGTATAGAAAACGTGCAAGGTATATCAATAAAATTACCGTTATATGTTGAAGTTAAATTATTAAGTGTCTCAGTTTTTCTAGTGCCGTCTTCAGTGATAACCAACTTTACTGTGTTATCTGCCTTATAAGATCTTGGTACAATTCTGATTGTTTGAGAACTCGTTACAGGTTGTAATACTATCATAATAAGATAATCAAATAACGTAAATTGTGTTTATAAAAAAAGCCCTGAATAACAGGGCTTTCTTACAAAACTTATGAAAAATCACTAATTACCTCCGCCTGGTATACCAGATTGGTCATCATCTACATCTACATCAGCTACTGTACCTGGTACAACAGATACGTTTGACGCAGAGCCACCATTATTGCTAAATGATAACTGCGTGTCTGTTTCTGCCGAAATATCACAAAAATTAGCAGGAGCTCTTTCTTGACCCGTAAAAGTCAATGTGTACCCACTTAAATCTCCCATACCTGCACCTGAAGAAATAGTTCCTCCAGTAACATCCATTCCGTGCTCTAAACCTGCCATAAAGTAATTATCATTGTTGTCTTTGATAATTATGTGTGGTCTAGCAAACGAGATTAATTTTAATTCTTTGTGATCTTTTGGTGTTAGTTTTGGTAAAACCAAAGTTAGAGTTTGCTCAAAGAACGTACCTCCTGTGTCTGTTGAAGAAGTAACGGTTTGCTCTAAATTGGAGTTGCCTTTAAGATCATATCTGTAAGCTGTATTGCTGCCTGAAATAGCAGCAACATTGTCTTCAGTACCTGAAGTGGTATTCATAACCACGCCAGTCATACCGTAATCAATAAAATATACTGCCTTCAATCCACCTACAGAGTCTTTACAAGGTCTTTGTCTTCCTTTTGTTAAATCACAACTCATATTTATTATTTTTATAAGGGGGCTCAAACGCCCCCTTGATTAAACATTATTAAGCGTAAAGTACGATATCAGATCCGATTCCGTGTTGTACGCCAGCACTACCTCTTAATACTACTCTAACGTTTTGACTTCCGTCAATGTCAGCCATATCAATTAGCTTAACTTCTTGCCAGTCATTCAGTAAACCAGTTCCAAAGAATAGGTTTGAAGATTGTGCAGCAACCATTTTGTCATCTCCTAATCCAGGAGCTGTAAATAATGGAATGCCTTGGAAGTTCATTTCAGTCTGTCCAACGTGAAATAACTCTCTATAACCTAAAGCTGCTTGTGCTTGAATATAAAATTTAGCTGCACTTGTTGGAATATAGATTCTTAAATCTTCTTTACCATAAACTCCAGAAGGAATTTTATCTACTACTTTACCTAACTCAGCAATAATGTTAGCTGCTGATAGTCCACCACCTACTGCAGCCTGGTCAACAACGTCACCGTCTGCTGCTAGTAATGCTTGGAAGCCGTTAAATTCACCTGCATTAGCAGTTGCTCCTTGCCAAATGTTTTGCTCAACCTTTTGAGCTACTTTAGCTGCAACCTGTGCAATCAAGAAATCAGAAAATCTTCTAGGTAGGTTATCGTATTGGCTGAAGCCCATAGATTGTGCATCCCAGTCTTGTCTGAAATCTTTTTTACATAACTGTAGGTTTACTTGAAATTCCTCTGGTTGTAAAATTCTTTCTGTTAATGTTACATTAGAAGTAGGATCAAAGTCACAAGACGCATCTTTTAAGATGTCATTCATTGACAGCTTTTTAATTACTTCTTTAAATTTAATATTGGGTTTTATTGTAACCCCTCCGTTTGATAACGTCTCACCACTTAATAAAGCTGCTGCAATATATTCACCAGCAAATTCACCTGCATAAGTAGTTGTTATCGAAGTTGTAGTCGCCATATCTTTTCTTTTTTTATATTTTAATTATTAACTTGGATCAGTAGCTGTAATAGAACCTGATGAATTTCCCATTCCCCAAACGTACCACTTGTTACCGTCAGACCACATATCAACAAAGTCACCAACAGATTCTGCTGATGCAACAAAGTTAATTTGATCTTCTCCAGAAGCTGCTACACTTGCTCCATTTACTACTAATATACCATCTATATTATCTCCCTCTGCACTATCAATTACATAGTTTGATGTATCAAAAGCATTTGCTACAACAAATCTAAAATTAAGTCCAGATTCTACTGCTGGTAAAGTTACTGTAACACCTGCACTTGCTGCAAGCTCATACCATTTACCACTATCTGCTGCTGTAAGAGTAACTGCTGCTGATACTGAATCAACATCATTTTTAATTCTTACAACATCATTATTTACGTGTGTTAAAACTGCCATAATTATTTATTTTTATTTACTATTGTTTCCATTACTCTATCAAGAGTAGATAATTTTCTATTTTGACCAAATAATACTTTTCTTTTAGTACCTACTTGACCCTCTGGATCGTGAGCCAAAGGCTCTACGACTGGTTCTTGAGCTGAAAGCTCTTCTTTGTTCTCAGCAACCACTTCTTTCTCTTCGTCAGAAGATAGTTCTTTGGGAACATCTTGAGCTTCTTCGCTAGATAATTTAGAAATCATAGCTTTGACTTCTGCCATAGCTTTTGCTAGATCTTCTTTGGTGGCATACTTTGCCATCATATCATCACCAACTTCATCTTCCATTCTTTTATTTTTCTTTTTATCTTCCATTCCGTATCTAGCTTCAACTTCCTCCTCTAGTTCAACTTTCTCTTGAACTTCTGAGTTTTCTTTTTGCTCGTTTAGAGCAATTTCTTCATTTACTTCTACATCTGTAGAGTCTTTGATTTCATCATCTGACTCAACTTCTGTGTTAAGAAGCACATTTTTGAATTTGTCTACTATTTCACTTGCTTTCATAACTATATATATATTAGGTTTATCATTATTTATTTACCTTGTTGTATTTTTATATTTTACCAATACCTTGATTGATTAAATTACCCTTACAACATTTTCTTGAATATGTTTTACCGTCATCACATAAACAAGCCCTTCGTGAAGACTTTGGGCTTGTTCTACTTGGTGTTTTATATGGTTTTTTTATCATCTGCTTTTAGGATGTTTAGATGGTAGTAAATCATAGTCAGTTGTATATTTAGGATTTTGTGGTCTACCGTTTCTTACAAGATACATAAATGCGTTGACCCTTGCGTGTGCCCATTGTGAAGGAGACTTAACGTTGGGTGAATGACTTGTATTGAATGCACCAAGACCTCTTTGGAATACAGAAGCTAACATACCTACTGTGATACCATATCCTAATTTTTCTTTATATCTTTTGTTAAAATCATCAGCTTTTTTTTGTAAAGATGCTCTGTCTTTTGCGGATACCTTTGCACCAGTTTTACCTTTTGCTGATCCTTTGGCACTTCCTTTTCCTTTTGGATTTTTATTGGGTGTTCCTGATGCTGGTGCTTTTGGGCTTCTTCTAACCCCACCTCTAGGTCCAACTTCAGCTAACATATGTTTCTCGCAAGGCATATACCATATTCTACCTTCAAACTCGTGTGTGTGGTGTCCTTTACATCCTATATTCTTAGCCATTTCTTCTGCCTTTTCTTTTGTAGAGTAAGCTAATCTATCATCTATAATAGCAAAATCATCATCAATCGGCATTGATTTTAGATTTAACTCGCCTAGCTCTCTTAATTTACCTCTTGACCAGTTCAAACCAGCTTTTCCACCCCATAATAAATAAGAAATAGTTCCACAAGCCTTTGTGTCTCCTGCATCATAGTAAGTTTCTGCTCTACTCAAATAAGAATACATTCTTTTAATTGTTGAGACTGAAAGTTTAGCACCCCTACTGAGTTGCTGAGCTCTTACTTTGCCCACGCTTGTTGCACATTTGTTTTTAACCTTCTTATTGAGTTCGATACCCCTTTTTGCATTGTTTCTGACACCAGAACCATAATCATTATATGTTTTAAGTTTTACACTAAGAGCATCAGTAAGCTCTTCAAGCATAGAAAGTGCTTCATCTTCTTCTTCTTGTAATTTTAAAGCATCTACAAAGTGACCCTCAATAGAAAACCCTTTTACCCTACCAGTTTTTACATAATTTTGCCATATTTCGTCATTATTAACTTTCATAGAAACCATCCAAGTACCTACGGGTAAATTAAAACCATATTTTACAGATTTATCTTGTTCTAAATCTTCTATAATCCAAGATTCAACAACTGAGAGGCCGTTTAGATCTATTTTGTGTTCTAAACTGCTGTTGTTTTGATTGCCTTTTGTTAAAAAGAGCTCTGAAGCTCTTTTTACCGTATCTTCACTGAAATAAATAAAATATTCTTGGTCTTCAAACTTCCTGTATATTTTTTTGTCAGGAATTAAAGCTGGACCCATTATAATTCTTTTTTCTTTATCTACTTCAGCTAATTTGACCTCTTGTGATTGTAAAGCAATAAACTCTTCCTCTATAGCAGGGTCGTCTACTATAGATATTGCTTGTATGCCTGTGATCTCGCTATCTTCATCTAAAACGAGTTCTATTATTTTGAAAGTATCCATATTAAGTAAATCTATTTTTTTATATTTTGTTTTAATCTAGTTTTGAACTATTAATTATGTTTCTGTCAAGTGCTAGACCTGTTCTTACGTCTCCGCTTACAACAAAAGCTCTAATAGGTTCTCCTGTTCTTTGTGCAATTACTTGTGCTAGCTGAAACTGCTGACCTGTACCTACTATGTTGAATGCAGGGTCTGTTGTTCCTGTTTGTCCCCCTGTAGCACCACCAGAGCTAGAACCAGCAGAAGGTGCTGATATAGCAGTTGGTACAAATTTAGTTCTTGCTATAGCGGCAACTTGTGCAAGACCTGTTGCAAGAGCTATACCTTGTGCTATCTGAGCTCTAATAGGAGAAGTTGGATCACCTATAATTAATTGTGAACCGTATGCCAGAATACCAGTTCTGAAAGTTTCGACAAGAGCATTGGCTATCATAGCGGCTTTTTGCAGCTTGAAGTTTTTCTCTGCTATCTTATCTCTTTTTTTCTGTAAAGCTATTTCGTTATTTTCAATTTGTTTTTCTATGGCTGCTTTTTGATCCGCAGAAAGTTTTTCATTCCTCAATCTTTCAGTAAGCTGGTTATTTAGCATCGCAGTTTTTCTTTCTTCCCTGCTGAGTTCAGCGTCTGTAAGTGCATTTAAAGCACTTGATATTTGACCAATCATATCTTGAACTTGCCTTAGAGTTTGATCTAATTCTTCATTTAACAACTCTCTTCTTATTTTTGAGAAAAACTCTACTATCTTGGTTTTCTCTTTTTCAAAATCTATCAAACCATCACTTTCTTCAGCTAATATTTTAAGCCTTTCTAAAGCAGCCTGCTCCATTTCGTTTAGTATTTCTAGTTCGCTTTTCTCAACAAACTGCTCCCTAAACTTATTAAAATCGAGTAACGCTTCAAGGGCAGAATCAAGAATTGGAAAATCGTCATCAACACTTATAGGCTCAACAAAATCTTCTTCTTTTTCAAATATAGCTGTTGCAGCTTCCGATATATCTTTTCTGTATTGTAATTCTCTTTCTACTTCCTGTTCAAATAATTTTAACCTTGCTTCTAAAAAAGCATCGTTTTGTGCTTTGGCTAGTTTTGCTTGCAGCATTTGATATTCTTCAGATTTTAAATATTGTTCAGCTTTTACATTTAAAGCTTCTTGTGTGTCAATAAATAATGAAATTTCAGCTTGTAATAGTTCAACTTCTGTTTTTCTTCCAGAAAGTCTTTCTTTCTCTAAGTCTATTCTTCTTTGATTCAGTTTGTCTGAAATATTAGCAATAGTCCCATCTCCTTCACGCAAAGAGTCCACATAACCCTCTTCAAGCAATCTTGTTTTATCTACCTGTATCCCTAACTCCTCAAGTGCTTTAATTCTTTTTTCAAGTACAAATATTGTAGACTTATTTGCTCTTCTAAACTCCTCCTCTGTTTGGTTTACGTTTCTTTGTGAGTTTTTATTTCTAATTAATCTTTCAGTGTATCTTTCTACTCGCTTTATTGCCTTTAACACTTCCTTATCTTGTTTCTTAAGCTCTTTGTTGTTTTCTTTTATTTCTTCATTAAGATCAAAAAAGTTTGAACGCAACTTTTTTGTTGCTGCATTTGCTTCTTCTACTCCCATTATAAAATTAACTATGCCTTTTTGAAATTGCTGTAATAAAGCAATTAATACTTGAAACACAAGAATTATAGCTAAAGGTCCTTTTGCTAATTGTTGTCCTAATAGTGCAAAAGCATTTGTTGTGCCGCCTGTTTTTGCTACCAAAGTAGTGAATAACGTACCTAATTGTGACAGGTTGTTTGTTATCGCTGTGATACCAAAAGGTAAATCAGAAACAGTTCTACCAAATTCAGTAAGAGTTGCACCTGCAAGACCAGCAGATGAAATCATATCATCGTTTACGTGTTTAGTTTCTTTGAGAGATTTGCCAAACTCTTTAGAGTTTTTTTCTACAAATTTCATTACCTGTCCAAAATCTTTTAGTTTTTTTTCGGCGTTAGGTAGTTTGACTAGAAATTGATTATCATCAACTACAATCTTCAGTATAAATTGTTCTTCGTTCATTTTTTAAATCTTTTGTATTTGTTCACTACTTCTTTTAAATTACTAGGTGCTTCATATTTACCTTTTGCTATATCAATTAAGGGTGATACGCCATAGTAATCATCTAATTTTAATAAGTCTAATATATTTTTAAGCATTGAAATCGTTTATTAGTTCTAGTTCACTTTTACCGTTTT